GCGCTAAGATCAGTCCCAAGATCATTGAGTTGGCCAAAGCAATTCAATCCAGTGTGCCAGGGTTCAACATGTTCACTGGATTCAATGACAAGTTCCACAATGAAAAAGCACCCAGCAGTCAGCATACCAAAGGCCTGGCAGTGGACTTCACTGTGGCCAAACCGCCAACCAAAGAAGAAGGCAAAGCAGTCACAGATTGGCTCAAGAACATGGGTGCAAGTTTGGCCATTGACGAATACAACAACCCAAGTTCGGGAGCCACAGCAGGACACTATCATGCTCAAATTCCAGCGTTCAAAGACGGCGGGTTGGTAGACGAAGCCACACTGTCCCTAATCGGCGAAGGCGGGCCTGAAGCAGTGATTCCGCTCAAAGACGGCAACGTGCCAGTGAGCTTCAATGGCAAAATGGGCTTGGGTGACGAAGCCATGGGCTTGTTCAAAGTCATGGCTGAACAAACAGCAGCCATGGCAGCAATGATGGAACAAATGGTTTCTGCACAAAAGAACTCAGTAGATGTGCAGACCAAGATGCTACGTGCGCAATCGTAATCACGGTAAATAAACAACTATGGCAGACAAACAACAAGGCTGGCGCAAATACTTCAAGGTTGCAGATACATCAGGAGTGATGAGTCCAATTTCGGGCAAGAATCAGTTTGGCTTGCCAAACTATCCCAAAAATGATGGCAGCAGCGGTATGCAGCAAGCTGACTTTGTTTTCCGCAACTATGCCAGCCGACTGCCAGAAGTTTATTCAGGTCACCCCAACAGAGTAGAGCGTTACAATCAATATGAGAACATGGACATGGACTCTGAGATCAATGCTTGTTTGGATATTATCGCTGAATTCTCTACGCAGATGAACGAGCAAAACGGCACACCGTTTGAAGTAAAGTACAACGACAGCCCCACTGATCACGAAGTGGGAATTATCAAAAAACAACTACAACAGTGGGTCAAGCTCAACAAATTAGACCAGCGCATCTTCAAATTGTTCCGTAACACTATCAAATACGGCGATCAAGTATTTGTTCGTGATCCACAGACATTTGAAATGATGTGGGTTGACATGAGCAAAGTCATGAGAGTGATTGTCAACGAATCAGAAGGCAAGCGCCCTGAGCAGTATGTGATTCGTGACATCAACCCTAACTTCCAAAACATGACTGTGGCAGCAAAGACTACCACTGACTACATGACAAACCCTGTGACAGGTACAATTTCGGGCTCAGCAAACTACACAATGCCCAACGGTGGCACAGGTGGCGGCGTGGGCAACAGCCGTTTTATGCATGCTATGAACGAAGCCACACTGGATGCCAAACACATTGTTCATTGCAGTTTGAACGAAGGTTTAGACGTATTTTGGCCTTTTGGACGATCAGTATTAGAGCAAATTTACAAGGTTTACAAGCAAAAAGAATTGCTAGAAGATGCTATTCTTATCTATCGTGTGAGCCGTGCTCCTGAGCGTAGGATCTTCAAAATCGACGTTGGCAACATGCCTAGCCACCTTGCTATGCAGTTTGTTGAGCGTGTTAAAAACGAAATGCACCAGCGACGAATCCCCACTGTAACAGGTGGCGGACAGAACATGATGGATGCCAGCTACAATCCACTGAGCATCAACGAAGATTACTTCTTCCCACAGGGCCAAGACGGCCGTGGATCATCAGTTGAAACACTGCCGGGTGGTCAAAACCTTGGGGAAATTGACGATTTAAAGTATTTCAACAACAAAATGGCCCGTGGCTTGCGTGTACCTTCGAGCTACTTGCCCACAGGCCCTGACGATTCTGACCGTGCAATGAGCGACGGCAAAGTGGGCACAGCACTGATTCAAGAATATCGTTTCAACCAGTATTGCGAGCGTTTGCAATCTCTTGTGTGTCAAAAACTTGATGACGAATTCAAGATGTTCTTGAAGTGGCGCGGGTTTAACATTGACTCCAGCCTGTTTGCTATCAAGTTCAATCCGCCACAGAATTTTGCCAGCTATCGTCAATCAGAGTTAGACAACACAAGAATCCAAGCATTTATGCAAATGGAACCACTGCCTTACATGTCAAAACGTTTCTTACTTGAGCGCTTCTTGGGATTGACTGAAGAAGAAATCATGGAAAACGAAAAAATGTGGCGTGAAGAGCGTGACGAACCTGCACTGGAAACAGGCGGCTCAGACCTGCGATCAGTGGGTATCAGTCCTGGCGCTATGGAAGCAGACATTGACACTGGTGCTGAAATTGCTGGCATGGAGCCTGCTGCACCAGGTACTCCACCTGTAGACGGTGGCCCTGCTGGTCCCACAGCCGCAGGTGGCGCAATGCCAGCCGCAGGAGCAGCACCTGCTGTATAAATATTGATATGATACTCAACGAATTCTGGAAAAAAGAACCTGAAGCATATCAGGATCTAGAAAAAGACAATAGCCAACTTGAGCTTGGCGATTTGCGTAAAACCCATCTCACTTTGCGTCAGTTAAACAAACTGCGCAAGATGAATGATGTGCGAGCAGTTGAGTACAAAGAAAAACTCAAACTGGTGCGTAAACAGTATGCACCTGCCCCAGAGGCCCCTGCGGCCTAATTATCCTCGTTTTGACCCCTTAAACCACATACTTTTTGTCTGTTTGTTAAATAACAGCACACTTTACCTACAGGAGTTTCCTTATGAACAAATTTGAACAATTGATCGAATACGTGATCAATGATGAAGAGGCGAAAGCCAAAGAACTTTTCCATGACATCGTTGTGGAGAAAAGTCGTGAGATTTACGAGAACTTGATGGCTGAAGAAGCTCAAGAAGACCTTGACGAAGCCGAAGACATCGAAGAAGCTGAAGACCTTGACGAAGCCGAAGACATTGAAGAAGCTGAAGAAATGGAAGAAGGTGCCATGGGTGGCGACGCTGCTGACAACCTAATTGACAATGTTGAAGCTGACGAAGTTAGCATGGAAGGCGAAGAAGATTTCGGCGATGACGAAGGTGGCGACGAAATGGGTGGTGATGAACCAGCTAGCAAAGAAGACATCCTTAACTTAGAAGACAAATTAGATCAGTTGATGGCCGAATTTGAAGACCTAATGGGCGACCAAGGCGGCGACATGGGTGCTGATATGGGCGACGGCGATGATTTTGGTGCTGACGAAGGTGGCGATGCTATCGAAATGGACGACACAGAAGAAATGTTTGCTGAAGCTGTGACTTTAAAAGCAGCCCCAAAGCCAGTGACTTCTGAAGAAGGCGGCATCAACAAGAAGTCTACTGTAGCTGCAAATGCAGGCGCAAAAGGCCCAATCGGCAACAGCGTCAAGCCAGTGCATGCTGGTGGCGAAATGGGCGGCAAGCACGATGCAGCCGGCGCATACAGCAACAGCACAAAAGATCTAATTGGCAAAGTTGGTAATACACCAGCTCAAGGCACACAAAAGTTAAGCCCAGCTACAAAGCCTACAACAGGCCAAGCCAGCGGTGTTAACACAAAGAGCCCAGTTGCTAAAGGCTAATTGACTAAATGAAAACGTTAAGAGAACAACTTACCTTTAACCAAGCTAACATTCAGGTTCTTGAAGAATCTGACATGTCTGGCGGTAAGAATCTCTATCTCAAAGGCATTTGCATTGAAGGCGATCGTCGCAATGCAAATGACCGTGTTTATCCGTTGCACGAAATTGCCAAGGCAGTTAACACTATTAATCAGCAGATTAAAGAAGGTAACTCTGTTTTAGGTGAAGTGGATCACCCCGATGATCTCAAGATTAACTTAGATCGTGTATGCCACAGCGTTGAGGAAATGTGGATGGATGGACATGCTGGTTGCGGCAAACTTAAAATTTTGCCAACACCCATGGGAGAATTGATTAAAACGTTGTTACAATCTGGCGTCAAGCTGGGTGTATCAAGTCGTGGCAGCGGCAACGTTGACGACAGAACAGGACATGTTAGTGACTTTGAAATAGTTACTATAGATGTGGTTGCTCAACCCAGTGCGCCAAACGCATATCCAAAAGCAATTTATGAAAGTATGATGAACATGAAATACGGTCATAGATTGTTAGAGATTGCTAAGGAAGCTGGTCAAGACAACAAAGTGCAAAAGTATCTCAAAAATGAAGTTGTAAAACTCATTAGAGAACTTAAGATCTAAGGAGAATCTACTAATGTTAGATGCAATCAAACCATTGTTAGATAGCAACCTGATCACCGAGGAAACTCGTCAAGAGATCAATGAAGCTTGGGAAGCCAAGCTAAATGAAGCTCGTGAGCAGGCCCGTGCAGAACTACGCGAAGAGTTCGCACAACGCTACGAACATGACAAGTCAGTAATGGTAGAAGCTTTAGATAAAATGGTAACAGAAGGTCTGGCCGCAGAGATCCAAGCCGTTGCTGCTGAAAAGCAGTCATTGGCTGAAGACCGTGTCAAGTTCCAAAGCAAGATGAAAGAGTCAGCACAGAAGTTTAACGGCTTCTTGGTGACAAAACTTGCAGAAGAAATTGGCGAATTGCGTAAAGACCGTAAAATGCACAGCGAAGGCCTCCAGAAATTGGAAAACTTCATGGTGCATGCATTGGCTCGTGAAATTCAAGAATTTGCCGCTGACAAGCGCGATGTAGTGGAAACAAAAGTCCGCTTGGTCCGCGAAGCTCGTGCAAAACTTGAAACTCTAAAGACACGTTTCGTTAAGGAAAGTGCTCAAAAGATGAGTCAAGCTGTTAGCAAACATCTGAAGTCAGAACTTACTCAGTTGCAAGAAGACATCAAAGTTGCTCGCGAGAACAATTTTGGTCGTCGTATTTTCGAAGCATACGCTGCAGAATTCGGTGCTACTCACTTAAATGAGAAAGCAGAAGTCCGTAAACTATACGCTATGTTAGAAAGCAAAAACAAGCAATTGGCTAAGGCCGTTGAAATCTCACAACAAGCTAAAGTTGTTGTTGAGTCAAAAGAACGTGAAATACGTATGATCAAGGAAAGCAATCAGCGTCAAGATTTGATGCAAGAATTGTTAGCTCCCTTAAACAAGGAAAAAGCCGAAGTCATGCGTAATTTGCTGGAAAGCGTCCAGACAAGCCGTCTGAAAAACGCCTTCGAAAAGTATCTACCAGCAGTGTTGGAAGACCGCTCTGTGAAAGCCTCTAAAGTGATCACAGAAAACGTTTCTGTCGCAACTGGGGATAAAACTGTTCCAAGTAGTCCACAAGAAGATACCGATACCAAGAGTAACGTTATCGACTTGAAACGCCTGGCAGGGTTATAAAATTAATTTTTTAGGAGACTTAAATGTCACAAGAACTATTAGAAAGCCGCTGGGGCGAGACTAAAGAAGCATTGCTCGAAGGTCTTAACGGCTCAAAGCGCAACAGCATGGGTGTTATCTTAGAAAACACTCGTAAGTACTTGAAAGAGAACGCAAGTTCTGGTTCAACAGCCGCTGGTAACATCGCAACATTAAACCGTGTGATTCTTCCAGTTATTCGCCGTGTTATGCCTACCGTTATCGCTAACGAGTTGGTTGGTGTTCAGCCAATGACCGGTCCAGTGGGTCAAATCCACACTCTGCGTGTTCGTTACGCTCAGAGCTTGACAGACACTTCTGCTGCTGCTACTTCTGTAACAGCTGGTGAAGAAGCATTGTCACCATTCAAGATCGCTACTGCATACTCTACAGTTCCTCAAGCTACTGCTTCTGCCACTAACTACACTGGCGGTAACACAGCTACTATGGAAGGCACTGGTGGTAAGCAAATCAGCGTACAAATCTTGAAGCAAGCCGTCGAAGCTCGCACACGTAAGTTGCAAGCCCGTTGGACATTTGAAAGTGCTCAAGATGCACAAGCCATGCATGGTATCGACGTAGAAGCCGAAATCATGGCAGCTTTGGCTCAAGAAATTACAGCTGAAATCGACCAAGAGATTCTATTGTCTCTACGTTCATTAGCTGCTACTGAGTTCACATACAACCAAGCTACCGTTTCTGGTACTGCTACATTCGTTGGTGACGAACACGCTGCTTTGGCCGTGTTGATCAACCGTGTTGCTAACTTGATCGCACAACGCACACGTCGTGGTGCTGGTAACTACGCTGTTGTTAGCTCTGCTGCATTGACAGTATTGCAATCTGCAACTACTTCTGCTTTTGCTCGCACTACAGAAGGCACATTTGAAGCTCCTACAAACACTAAGTTTGTTGGTACATTGAACGGCGCTATGCGTGTGTTTGTTGACTCTTACGCTTCTGACACAACTCCTGTGTTGGTTGGCTATAAGGGTTCTTCAGAAGCTGATGCTCCAGCATTCTACTGCCCATACATTCCATTGATGAGCTCTGGTGTTGTTCTGGATCCGTCAACATTCGAACCAGTCGTGTCATTCATGACACGTTATGGTTACATCGAATTGACCAACACAGCTAGCAGCTTCGGCAACGCTGGCGACTACGTTGGTGAGATCGCTGTATCTAACTTGTCTTTCAGCTAATCAACCAGCTGGATCACAAAAAGATCAAAAAGGCCCTTCGGGGCCTTTTTTATTCTTCGTCGTCTTCAAACTCTTCGGCAATATACATTTCTTTGCCGTCATAGAATTGATAGTATCCTTCATTGGGCATGAGAATTCTAAACTGCGAAGCATACTTCAAACCAAAGAACGTCATATCCTCTTTTTTCAAGATATCACAGATCACAAACGATGTGGTGCAGGCACCTTCCAC